ACCTTTTAACGTTGCAAAATAATTTATTTACTATGCATGGGTTACCTGATTACCAAACAAATAATTTTGAAAATAATTTTATTTACCCTGACCCTCCAGAAATTTACTAATAGTATCTACCCATTTTTGGTCAGTTGGTTGTAATAGATTATTTGATAAAAATGATCTGTTATCGCTACTAATTGGGCTACTCATTTGCCTGCGAGTATTAAACCAATCTGGGAACATAATACTTCTTGGAACAGGATTTTGAAGACCACCCATGTATTGCCCGGCTAAATCCATTTGGTAAGTTGTATGAGGCATTTTTAAATTTTGCACTGGTGTTTGCACACCTCTTGGGTCTAACAACGCAAATGATTGACCACCCATTGCCTCATTCCCATCTGGTAACAATCTCAAATTAGGGTCTTGAATTGCGTGTCGAGCTTCAGCAATATCTGGGAATCCTTTTTCTCTCCATTCTTTTAAAGCTAACACTTTCATCAATTTATATCTGTTTGCACCCGATTTTGATGTCCATTCATAAAACTCTTTACTGCCAATGCTTGGAAATGTTTTATCTATCTTTCTCATTGTTTCGTTAAACGATTTAATATCTTTCTTCGGCAATACTTTTGGATCAAACCCATTAAATGCTGTATTCAAAGTTTTAACAGCAAAGTCAGTTGCTTCTCCAGCCATTGGCACATAACCTCCAAAAACTGGTTTACCCTCGTCTGCAACTGATTGCAGTTTATTTGATATTTTTTTAATTACTTGTGGGTGAGAAGCCCAAGCACCTTGACCTTTACCCCTCATATAACCATGACCACCATCTAACACTACTGGAGTATCAAATTTTCTACCAGATACACCGTGCAACATACCAATGTCACTTCTGTCTCCATAAAGATTAGTTAAATAGCCACCTTGCAAATCTGACGGCTGAATTGTTTTTTTAGCGACATATTGATCACTTGGTGTGTACAACCTACCTTCATCAAAAGCGTCAATTTGATCTTTAGACAACTTTAATTTTGTGTACGGGACATCCATTCCTTTACTAATTGGGCCAGCACCCATGTTTAAGGTATTAACTGGAACATTTGCCCCCATAGCCATTTTACCAACCGCAGGGCCGTATCCTAGACCCATTGTTGCCATAGCCGCATTTGTTACAGCGTCATAGGCTTCGGGAGGTGATCCCGGTGGCAGTCTCATTGCCGTGCCTAAGTTATCAACTCCAGATTTAATCCCTTGCCCTATGTTGGTTGCGTCTTGCCCTAACGCATTTAACAATCCTTCCCAAACGCTCATTCCCGGCATTGTCTGGACATTTGGAGCAATGCCCATTCGTTGTTGCCTTGCAGATAAATCTTGAGCTAATTTTGTATTTGCGGCAGGCCGATTATTTATTAAGCTATCGAGAATCGAAGGCATTTAATTTTTCCAATAAACGAACACGCTGGTACACCAATCGCCATGTATATTTTACCTATAATATGGCCCTTATCTCTCACGCCTTCTCTGTGCGCCATCTCAATAGCCCAAGGTGTTATTAATGGCTCTAAAACTTGTGCAAGCCATCTACGCTTTTTCATTTTTCGGGCTATAGGTTTGGCCCAAGAATGATAACCAGCAATTACATCGGTGGGTAGTTTGCGCCCATGCGCTACGTCTGCTTTGAAAACATCGTCAGCCATTAATCCGTGATAATGTAATGCAGTGCATAAAACAGAGCCACCCTCACCACCTTCGCCATCTCCAGAATCCATCGTCTCAGCCATCATCTCATATTCTGTTCGTGCAGCCGCTGTTGGAGCATCAACGGTCTCAGCTACATCTGTTCCAGAATACATGTTCACTTTAGTATTTTCGGGGGCAGTGTTTAGCGTGTTGTAATTATTTAACGAACCTGTTTGGTTAAAATAACCACCGGGAGCGTCCATTGAGCCAGATAAAATACCGTCTGGAGTTAAGTTCATAGTGCCAGACAAGTTATCTCGATTGTTGACATCGTGATATGCGCCCATTCCATTGAGCATCGCGCCTAAAATACCTAGTGGCCCAGCACCGGGCAAAGTTAACCCAGCAATAGCACCCAAGCCAGCACCTAACCCACCACCAACCTTTTGTTGCGTTGTTGTATATGGGCTGTTTGCTACTCCTAATCCGCTTGCCACTGGCCCTTGAGTTAACGCACCCCTTGCCATTGACTTTGGAGAAAAATCAACTCTCGATCCATCGCCTGCCTCATACATCGAATTTAAATTTCTGTTGGGTTTTGGAATTAAACTATCAAGGATTCCAGCCATCGTAACCTCTCTTCAATAAAAATTTCTTTAAGTTCTCAACTAAGTCCATCTCTGCCAACAGCAGAAACTTTGCGTCATCTTCCTCACGCTTCTTCCATTGTATAAACGCATAATACGCAACTAAGATACGTCTCTCAATTTCTGGCTCTTGCGCTAGTCGTTTCTTTAAATCTCGCTTTTCGACAATGCTTTTAACGTCTGCTACTTCATCAGGGAACAGGTCAGCCGACTTGATAACTTTAATTGCCCTTTTTAAAGTTGCCTTTTTAAGCTCGTCTTTTCCTTGCTTGTTTTTGTCTGGGCCGTATCGTTCAGCCCAATCTTTATTCCAACCGCCAGCACCGACAACTGTTGACGTTTCCATACCCCAACGAGAAACGCCCCACTTCGATGCGCCCCACATTAGTTAGCTTCTTCGATAACCGTTTCCATACCCACAGGCTGACCATTCTCATCACGCACAATTCGCTTCGGTGCGGTGAGGGCTTGGGCAAGTAAAGCCATTTGAGTATCTTGCGCTTGCTTTGCTGTCTCGACAGCTTCTGATGCTATACGCCTGTCCTCTTCAACGTCATCTGCGTTGCGTAGCCCTTTGCTTGCCAGATCATCTAAACGGTTCTTGCGGTCAGTTGTCATTTTAATTTCTTCTAGGTCAAAATCACTTTGTGCCTGTGCCGCCTTTAAGTTTAACTCCATCTCTTTGAGATCAAGCTCACGGTCTTTTTGTTCAGCAATCTTTGCGTCAACTTCTCGCTCATGGATCGCCTTGGCTTTTTCTAGTTCCATTTTCTGAACGTCAGTTAGGCTTTGATTTTTTAACGCCTCGTTCTCAGCTTGGAGCTTCTGCATCTCTTGGGCAATGACTTGCTGTTGCTCTTGCATTTGAACTTTGGCTTGCTCAATTTGCTGTTGCATTGCCATAACTTCTGGATTCTGACCTTCTTGGTCTGCTTCCTCTTCCTGCCTCATCTCAGGCGGTAACAAATGCTTTAGGCGTTTTGCTAATTTATCACTGCCTACAAAGTCCATATGCTCTAATAAACTGTCTCCAAGAAAAGCCGCCGCATTTGGAACTTGCTTCATAATCTCAATGAGTGTCTCACGGGTTTCTTCACGTTGCGTTGCAAAACTTGGCCCACTGGATACAGTAACGTCATAACGACCAACAGATAAATTATATAATGCTTTCTCTCCGTTGAGACCCTTCTGGTAAGCTCCACCAGCCTGCTGTGTAAGGTTTATAACTTCTTCAGCACGATCCTCACCCAATATGCGAATGGTTTCTTGTGGGCTGTATACGCTTGGGATAATTTCTAGGAGGCAGTTACCAGCATACTGAATAGCACGATTGAGGTTATCAAGAAAATGAAAGTTTGATACGTCACCTTGTCTCTCCCTCGCTAGAATCGCCCTGCCTGATGTCTCGTTTGATCTCGCACCTAATGAGCTATCAAAAATGCCCGTGATTGCCTTCATATCATCGTTGGAGTTCATTGCTTCTTGCAATGCACCTGCTGGAACCCCAGCAAATGATTGACGCTGTGGGACACCGCCTGCGGCTGGGTCATATTCTAAATGACTGTGAGAACGGGTATTTGCACTTGCCCACTTTGCCTCTTGCCCCTTTGGGATAAAACCCTTCGGCCCGACCCAAGGTGACTTCGGTGCTAATGCTACTAGTTCAGTAGATGCGCTACGCCAGAAGTTAAACATCATCTGGCTATCTTTTGCATCTCTGATCATTGACTTGAACGTGCGCTTACCATCAACAAATATTTCGTCACCCCAGACAGGGCAAATTGGTATCATTGATCCCGGCCAGTTATCTTCCTCTAAAACCTCAACGCCATTTATGGTGCGCCTCGTGACATCGTGGTACATCGTCTCACGCTCTTGCCTAACCTCAATACCAGATGCAGAAATAAATGCGTTAGCTAACTCCTCATCGCTACCACCTTGGACGGTCATATCAATGCCACCATCCTCAAAGAACTTCTTTGCCATGATTGGAAGCTGATCTTCACGAACGGCCTGCGTCTCCATTTGCCCAGTTTGAGGGTTCATAACAGCAATCTGCAAGAGCTTGCGTTTCTTTTCTTCTTTTAGCCAATACTCCGCAATTCTAATATGGTCATCGTTGATCCACTGCTCTGCGCTGTCATCTCTCGTATCGCCATCAAAGGCAATCATCGAGCCTTTAGGATAAATCTTTTTGTATTCCTTTTTATTCATAAACTCAGAGACAAATGCGTATTCCCAATCGGACGCATCAAAAGCGGTTGAGCTTGTGTCCCAGTGAACCATCAACGGATTTGGTATGCGGTCAATTTTTGCCTGCAAAGAAAAACTATCTTCATTTGCCCAATCAATGCTCAATCTGAAAAAGCCAAAGCCACCTGTAACCGCATGATCTATCGCAGTGTCATAAGCTACATCTGCATTACTTACTCGCTCAATTGATCTTAACAAGCCACCAATAACTTGTGCCGTTTCCTCATCTGCCCCATTGTCTACAGGTGAAACTTTCATCGATGGTTTATTTTGTCTGCTCTCGTTTACCACTGCCCGTATCAAAGCTGGGAGTTTGTTTATAACGAGAACTGGTCTTCCTTCTTGCCGTCTTTGCTTTTTAACAGCGTCAGGCCATTGATCATTTAATCTTGAGAACTTCCAATCGGCATAATAGTCTTCACGATTGGCCTCAGAGCCTTCTTGCGATACAGCAAAACGATCTTGAGCGTCTTTGATTACTTCGTCTGTTACATCTACCATTAGCTTCCTAACCATCCACCTTCTTCAGCGTAGTTATAAAATTCTTCTGTTGGTTTCCCACGCTCAATCGTCATGCCGGGAAACAATTCTGTAAACGCCCAGATCATCGCTTCAGCCCTGTCGGGAGACTTTGATCCCTCATACCCACTGCTCGTAAACAAACAAAGCTGGTCTTCTAACTCTGGGAAACTTCCCACATGGCTAATCCTATTTACAGGATACAGCGCACTGATCGGCTCTGCGCGAACGTGCTTGCCTCTTGTTGCGTGAACTTCAGTAACTGGCAGTCCTCGCCTTATCGTTTGAAGGGTATGACGGCACATATCACCGCCTTGGTTTTTCTCAATAACGACTTGATCCGCTTGCCACTTGTCAAACATTGCAACGGCTCTTATCGCCCATTGATGTGGTGATCCATGACAGCTACCATCTTCCAATAAGTAACCATGACCATTCCCGTCAACACCGCATACCACGATTCCATGTTCGTCTGAATTTTCTGTATCACTTACCGCTGGGTCAACTGCCACAACGATACGCTCTAAATCATCAGGGTAACTCTCTCGCCTATTGTCATGAATAACTTGCCTGTTCCAAATTGCCCCGATTGCTTGTGGTTCAAACTCACCTTCCCAAATATGGGAATATCGGTCAGGGTTATTTTTCTTATCAAATAAACGCTCTTCCTCTAATTCATTTGGGAAGAACTGATTGTCATGGTAATTTGCTTTAATAACGATAGAGGACTCTGGTATCTCTTGGCCCC